AGGCGTTGTTCAGGTTCAGGTTGATACCAGCACCGCCGATGCGGGGAAATGCCATAGAACCACCTCCGAGTTAGGTTGAGATCGTAGTGCTGGAAGTCTCGGAGAGAGTTCCATTGATAGATACAGGGACCGTAGCCGCGTTTATGATAGCAACGATTGCCGCTACCGTCTGTGACGCATATTCAATGATGGTTGCGCTTGTGCTGCTACCAGGCGTGTAGATGGGGTGAGAGAAGGCTACCTGTGGATGTCCATTGACATCAAGGGCTACACTCGTAACGTACTCCGAATTGTAGTAGGACGTTCCGCCGTCGAATGATACCATTGCCATGGTGTGTTCCTTAGAACGATTGCCCGGTGATTCCGGTAAGCTTCATGCCGCTCGACGGCTTGGAGCACACGACGTTGAACGCCACGATGACGACCCCGATGTTAGCGATCTGCAGGTTCGGGATCGAGCTGTAGAAGCCCGAGAACGCGAACGGGGCGTCCTCCGAGATGTACATTGCCAGATACCGGCTATTGAACAGATACGCTGTCCCCTGCGGGCAGAACGGGTCCATGAAGATCGGGGTGTCACCCAGCATGATCGCCCGGAAACCGGCATTGACTACATCATCGATACCGTACCTGGACTTTGGACCGGTATTGAACTGTTCGCCAACTCCACCGGAGTTGGCCATGAAGTCGGTCATCAGCGTAGTCCAGTCGCCGGGCGCCATAAGCATGAAGTCTGGCGCCTCACCACCTGCCAGCGCCGTGCAATTCACAATGTATTTAATCGCCCCAACGCGGGTATTTGTCACAACACCGACGGCGGTTTTTACCGTCGATTTCCAGTATGTGTTCGCGGTGCGGGAAATGCCACCGTAGTTCGTAACGTTGGTGCCGTCGTCGTACGCCTGGTAGAGGCTATCGACCTGCGTCTGACCCGGCACGTTGTAGTTGTTCGTGAACAAAGCGCCCGAAATGGCCTGCACGGCAACAGTCTTGGCGTCGGCCATGCGCGCCTTGAGGATAGGTACCACCACTTCGCTCGACTGGACGAGCGATTCCATGCCCATGAAGGGGATCGGGACCACGCCGAGCTTGAGATTGAATTCCGCGTTCTGTGCCGCGGTGAGCACCTGCGGCTGGGGAAAGACGCCGGAGTAATCCGACCAGGAAAACTGCGTGTACGAGCCGCCCTGAACCGGCACGGTGATCTGTGAGGCGCCGCCCTTGGCCTTCTGCGCATTGCGCATGAGCAGGCCGAGCAGAGGGGTGGCTTTGTATATTTGTACCACTAATCTCGGCACGAACGCCCGACGTGTCAGCGCTGCGAGTTCGGTGCCTACCGCACCACTTGGCAGTATGCCAACGCCAAATTGCGGCATGTGTAGTTACCCTTCCGCCTGCCGCGTCATGCGGCGTGTGTGATCGCTTCGGCGGAAGCGGCTATTTGGCGGACTGCGTGCCGGATTTTTACCGGCAACCTGTGGGTTTCGCCTTGATGGCTAGCTCACTGCTCTGTCACTTGAGCTACCGCAGTCCATAGTGCCCGATATTACAACGCCTCGGGGCCGGGCGTATTTAGGACCAGTCCTCTAGCACCTTCGATGGTCTTTGAGTTCTGTGTCCATTTAGTACTTGATCTGGTTTCCGCGCGCGATTTCCTCGAAGAACTTGCGCGATTCGAGTTCGGCGAACGCATCCTCGTTGTGCAGTAGGAGGTCGCGATCGGTGTCGCCCTCCTCTTTCCGTCCAAACCCCCAATCTCCGGCGTAGCCGGAGGGCCGGTCGGTCGGCTTGGGCGGGTTCATTTTCTCGTAGACCGCCGCGGCGTCGCTCGCATGGGGAATTTTACGATCGACCATCAGCTTCTTGACGGCCTCGATCCCATCGTCGGTGTAGCCGTTACCGCGCAGCTTGTCGAATTCGCGCTCCAGCCTACCGTCGATATCGCGATTTTCGAGGCTCTTTTGGAGGTCACGAAGGGTGTTCTTGGTCTCCTGCAATTCCGTGTAGATCGGGTTATCCTCGATGGTCTGGATTTTTGATCCGGGGACAGCTTGTTTGATCAGCTTTTGGGCTGCCAGTTGCGTCTTGGGCGAGCTTAGGAGCTTGTCCAGGAGCGCTTTCGCGCCGTTCGCTACGTTCCATTCCTCGGCGGAGATTTCAGGCATTTTACCATTTGGCCTTGTTCGGGGGAGGCACCGGATCGTCCTCACGCTTGGTTTCGACCGGCTCATCCCCGCACAGCTTCTCCAAGATCAGAGCGACGACTTTCTCGACATGATCGAGGCGCTTAATCGGAAGCCCAACCGTCTCCTCGACCCTGCCGAGGTCGAACGTGTTCTGAATCTCCTTGTAGGTCTCAGGCATCAGTCACCCCCGCCGATGTGCTTGACGGTCATCTCGGGCGCAGACGGATTGCTGGGGGCGCCGCCGGGCACGTTTGCCTCGTTCGCAAGCCGGTTCATGCTCGACTTGCGGGTGCCCCACTCTACGGTGTCCATCGACACCTTGATGATCTGCGGGTCGGTCTCGATGAGGCTGCTGTAATTCGGCGGATACCAGGGGCGACCACGATTTTCGGCCATGGGTGTTTCTCCTTATCCGGCTGGGGGCATTGCGGCAGGCGGGGCGCCACTGGGGGGAGCGCCGCCGCCCGCCTGTCCCGCTCCGCCGAGCGAGCGCATGACAGACTCAAGCGCCGCGTTCTTGCCGGCGCCCTGCTGTAGATCGCGAAGCGCGGTCTGCTGCATCCCCGGAACCTCGGCGGATGCAGGAACGTGCTTCGATAAACCTTGGATCGCCGATTGCACCGACTTGAACGGATCGGACCCGATCGGCATTTCGGGAAGCGCCTCGATCAGAATCTTGACCGCCTCGCGCACTTTCGCCATGCCCGCCGCTTGCGCTCCGGGGGATGCGCTGGGCACGGAAATAGGACCGGCCCCGATCGGAGGCCGGCCCGTTGTTTGGGGGGATGGCATGGGCATGGGCATTGGAGCACCCATGCCGCCCGCACTGCGGAATTACTTCCGGCGGTGCTTGCGGCCTCGGCGATTGCGCTCGGTGTTCATGGCTTGCTTCTCCGGTTGCAGCACGGGGAACCACGTTTACCCGGCCGCGGGGGTTGTGAAGTGCGTCAGTGGTGGCCTTTGGCCTTGGCCGCTATTTCCGGATGCTTCTCCGCAAATGCCGCCGCCGCCTTCGCCCGCTTTCGCGCCTTCATGGCAAGAGTATCCTCATGCGGCGGGTGTGTCAACATGATCAAATCCTCGTCGTCGATAGCACCCATCTTCTTCAATGCGAACGCCTTTTTCTCCGCGTCCTCCATGAAAGCCGGGCTGGCCGTGTGCGAGTCCACGGTCACGCGCGCATTGTCGGGAAGTTGCTTCAATACGAACGACGCGGGCTTGTCATCGGCGCCGACGTAGCCAATGAGTTCCGCGTTTTTGGCCTGCTCCATCTTGAGACAGAAATCGCCGTCCTCAACGCACTGACGCTCCACCAGAAGCGCGCGATCCCGCATCCTGGGGGAAGCGTTACGTGCGAGCGTCTGCGCATGCGATCCCGCACGCACGCCGGGTTCGGATTGCCCCTGCATAATCGGCATGAACCCGGCGATTTCATCGAACATTTCGATGGTCTTTTCGAGCCTGGCGAATAGCTGGTCCGGGATTTTGGGCGACAGGTCTTCAATCTTGGCATTCGGGGCTTCCTCACTGGCAAATCCACCGCGGCGCTTGAGCGCCTTGTACTTCTCCGGCGTGATGCCGGAAAAGCCGATCATAGCGCGGGGCGGGTCGCTCGCCAGCCCCATCAATCGGTTGATATCGGCGAGCTGATTGTTGAGACTGTTCTGGAGCTTGTAGATTTGCGCCAGTTCGGACATGCCCCAGAAATAGCCCTCGATCTCGTTCGGACACACCTTGGCATAGGGGTGCTGGCCGCGCATGTCGTCCGGCACGTCTTCACGGTTCATGTCGTAGAGGCCGCAGAGGTTGCGGCGGATCGCCTTGCCTTCGGTGATCAGGTCCGGGTCGCTGTTCACGATGCGGATCGTGACGTAATCCTGCAAATCGTTGTCGAGCACCCAGAGTTCGTCAAGCCGCACGAGGCGCTTTGCCACCTCGGGATCGATCATGGGCTGGGGCACGCCAATCACGCCGACAGTGCCGCTCGATGAGCCTTGCGTCGGATTCGCAGTGCCGGCGATCCCG